GAGGGATGATGGCAGAAGCAGCAGATCTTCAATCAGCACAAAAATATTACGATTTCCTAGTAACTAGCGGCCAGTTTAATCCGGATGTGTTTGAGGAGCATCGACAGCTCCAAGAAAGATTTGGATCTGCGTCCGCAGCTGCTGAACCCATGGCAGACACTTCCGCAGAATCGACTCCGGAATTAGACAACTTTCTCAGTTTGATGGACCCAGATCTCCCGGTGCCAACCGAGCAGGAATTCCAGCAGGCTGGAACTGAGGTTGAAGAAAGTCTGACTGAAGTTGAAGGTATGCGCCCAGTACAAGAATACGCGCAGGGATTGATGGATGAAAATCCTGTACCAGGCGCTAGGCAAAATGATAACAGACCACTGTTTCAAAGATTAATGACAGCAGCAACGCCCGCACGGCAAAATTTAAGGCGCCGCCCATCCGTAAAAGTCGAGCCGGAACCAGAAACAGAAGTCGAAGAAGCAGCACTGGTTGAGGGTACGATTGGGAAGGATACCGGCGAACAGGAAACCGAGGAAACAGTCACCACAACAACCGAAACGGTGGATAATCCGGATGCGTACCAGGTAAGTCTTTGGCAGGATCAAGTAGGGGCCACAATAAGCAGCCCAGCAAAAAAATCTATTTATGATGATGTCAAAACTTTTATTAATGACTTAAAGGTTCCAGAAATCACCCAGGAAGGTGGATTCTATTTTTTTGGTGATAACAAGCAGGATTATTTGATGCTGCGAGACAAGATTGACACCGAAATTGATAAATATGAAACCAGTATCCAGTCTGTTGCAGCAGAGCAGCAGCAACCACCATTAGAGGGTGCAAACAAGTGGCTTGCTATTTTAGGCGTTGCACTCGGTGCAGCTGGATCGGCGTTGACTGGTACACCTAATGAAGCAATGCAGATGCTTGAGAGTTTCCTAGACCGAGAGCAGCAGAAATTTTTGAAGTCTAAAGAAATGCGGATGAAGTCTGCAGATCAGCAGCGCCTTGATCTGATTCGCCGACGCGGGGAATTACTCCAGCAGTTTCAGAATGAAACCCAGCGGGTAATGGCGATAAGCCAGTTTCAACTTCAGAAGACAAACGCCCTGGCAAATATCCAATCCATCCAGGATCAAATTACTGAAAAGCAAAAACAGAATGAAATCGATAACCAGTTAGCTGTAGCAAAAATTTTAAAGGATATCGTTGTTTCGGAAAATACTTTAAAAGCCTCAATGGGCGCCTCTGAAAGGGAAAGATATGTGCCAAGTCTGGAACTAACAGACCAGGATGGGAATAAAGTTATGTACGCCGGTTTTAATACAAGATCAAAAAAATCCGCAGAAAAAATGTGGGAATATTATTCAATCATGGCAAACGCCGAGGGAATTATTAATGACCTGGAACCATTGTTGGAAAGATCCATTGTTGAAAAATTAAGTCCTGCGGCATTTAGCCAAACAAGAACTGAAATTTTGGAATTAACCGCTGAGCTAGAAAAAGAATTTAAAAACCTTGCTGGGTTTGGAGCAAACTATGCCGAGCGGGAAATCATGCTGAACCAGGCAACTTTGCCAAGCATTATGAATGATTCAACTATCAATCTTTTAATTGGTGCAAAGCGTGCCATTGGTCCTTTTAGAAGAAAAATAAATCGATCATACACTAATAAAATTAAACCTCATGGTGGAAGTTCAGTCAATGTTCCAGGGCAACTTTCTAGCACTGGAAAAACCTATGGCACACCAAGAAATAATTAATGGCCAGACTTTTTGACTACAGACTTGGCGCCGGCGTTACGGTAGCCGATGAACGTGTCGAGGATCTAATTGCGTCCGGTGACTATTCCTTCATCAAGGGCAAGGAAGTGGTCCTGGTGCATCCAGATGGTCAGCTTTATAACGTACCCGCCGAAGAGGCACACCTAGCACTCCAGGAAGGTTACCGATACGCGCCAACTGAATTGGTTGAGCATGAGGATATGAAAGCGGATGTCGAGGATTCCCCTTTCACCTCGGCTGCACTTGGAGCTGCACGCGGGTTGACTTTTGGAGCATCGGACCTGGTTCTTCAGAATGCTGGTTTCACCGAGGATGAAATCAAAATGCACCGAGATCTCAACCCGGTGGCCACCACACTTGGCGAAGTTGGTTCCTTAGTCACACCGTTTGGGGTGACATCGGCACTTGGCCGAGCAGCTGCTAAAGGGGGCGCACTGGCTGCCACCTATCTTGGAAGAAAAGCAGCAGACCAGGGGATGCGGAAACTTGGATCGACACTAAATTCCAGAGTCTTGACCGGTGCAGCTGGTGGAGCTGCGGAGGGTGCTGTCGTAGGTGGAATGTATGCCACCAGCTCCAACATCCTGGATGATCCGGAGAAACGCCCATTGCTTGCAGATCATATTTATGCAGGCGCTGGATTTGGTGGAGTGGCAGGGGGCCTCGTGGGGGCCGTGTCCAAAGTTTTATCTTCCGGGAAAAGTGCATTCACCAAAGAAACAAACAAAGCTTATTTCCGCGCACTAGGCGGATTGAAACCCGATTGGAATAAAGTCACCCAAAAAGGAAAATATCCGGATGCAGTTTATGAACTTGGAAGACGCATCAAGGAATTTGATAAAAAAGGGGTGCTGCAAAACCTGGGTGAGGATGCAGATGAATTGGTCAAGGAACTGGATAATGTGCTGCTCCCACAATACGGATCGAAGCTTGATGACATCATTACCAAAGTGGAAGGAGCAGCCAAAAAAGCAGGCGTTCCTTTAAATGATATTCGGTTCGATCCGGAAACAATTGCAGACCGGATGATTAGGGAAATTGTTGACAATCCCCAGGCACTTGGAAGAGGGATGGTTAAAGATCCGCAGATGGTAGCAAAGCAGCAAAGAGCAATTCAAAGCATCGAAGCGTTCCGGGATGTTGCTTATAAAAATATGAGTCCTTTCTGGAAAAAATTTAAAGCCGGCGGATTTCTTTCTTTCCGGGAATCAGAAGAATTAAAACGATGGTATCAGAAGAACCTGGCGAACTATAAACGGAACCCAGAGGACTATGATTATTTCAACGCGATGGCCAGTATCATCCGAGAGGAATCTGAAAACGCACTGGATGCCATAGCAGGGCGCCTTTCCCAGGTCACCACACTTCCCAAAAATACCTATGCGGAATTTATTGAAGCAAAGGCAATTTATGCTTCATTAAAACAGATCCGCGACATTGCCAGCGGAGCAGCTGCGCGGGAAGCAGTAAACAATAGGCTTCCATTGACAAGCTTTATCATTGGCGGTGGATTAGGCGGAGGTGCTATGGCAGCAGCGGATAGTCTGCTAACCGGCGGATTAATTGGTGCAGCCACCTTTGCCGGAACTGCCATGGCCAGAAAATATTTGAGGGATTCTGGGGAATTGCTTCTTGCCAGGACCATGAGCCGGATCACTGACTATGGTGAAATGCTGAACATGGCAGGCAAATCCGAGAAGATGATCAAGGCCGCAGTGGGATCACTCACTAGGGTTGGCGATGCAGCTGCTGTCAAATTTGTGGCGCCGACACCGCCATCACCAGAAGTCACTTTGAAGCAGTTTGAAAAAGTCCGGGATGATCTGAATAACTTTGCAGGAAATCCTCAGACGCTATTTGCCAGGATGGAACAGATGGTTCCGGAAGTCGATGGTGATCAGTCAATCAACCTGGAGCTGATCCAGACCATGACCAATGGCATCAATTTTCTCCAGGAAAGGCTGCCAGTGAGTCCGATAGCCGGACAGACCCTGCTTTATACGAATCAAAATTCCCTTCCTTCTATGCCCTCAATAATGCGTTTTATGAGGTATGTGGAAACAGTCAATGATCCTAATTCAATTCTGATGCACGTTGCCGGGGGAAGCCTAACCAAAGAACACATGGAAGCCATCACTACGGTTTTCCCAAGACTCTACCAGGATCAGAAAAAATACTTGCTCCAGGAATTTGCAGGGAAGCAGCCTAACCTCGATGGCGCACGCCGGGCATCCCTTTCCAAGTTTTTCCAGCAGGCACTTGACCCAAGTCTCCAAAGGAATTTTATCCAAAGCACGCAGCAGTTTTATGAGCAGCAGCGGAAACCGATTGAGCAAAGAGGAAGCCGGGCGCCAATGGAAGTTCCAGGATTAGAAACCCAAACCCAGGCAGCACTGCAGTTATGAAAGCATCGGCCTTAATAATTTTATCGGTTTGGGTAGCACCAGTTTTTGCGGATGTCCAAGCGCGAGATCATGAGGCTTCCTACCATGGAATTTATGAACCTCGATTAAGGCAAATGAACATTCCACCGGAACCACGCCGGTATTCAGACCAGCAAGACCAGCAAGACCCAACTGAGCAAATCCTTGGAGTTTTAATTGACCAGGGAATTGCAGGCGTTGGATTAATATTTTTGTCCTGGTTCATCTGGAAAACAAATGGCCAGGCGCGTGCGGATCGGCGTGAGTTAGAAGGGCGGCTGCTCGATGTCATAAAGGAAACAAACAAGACCCTAGTAGAGCATGGAGTTGAATTGCAGAATATTAGCAGAGAAATTGAGCGCATCAGATCATGAGTGCAAAGCTTGCAGTCCGGGCCGCTTTAACCCTGGTCTTAATGGCCATTTTTTTAACTAACCTTTTATTGATATTTATGGTTGAGATTCCAGAATCCATGCAGACGATTAGCAGTGTAATTGTGGGCGCATCTGCGACCCAGCTTTCCCAAACGGTTGGCTATTGGTTCGACTCAACCGAAGCCAACGATAGCTCAAACGGAAAAACATAATGCCCAAATTCTTAGCAGCTACTATCCAGAAACTGACCTCGGAAAAATTTGTTATTCAAATCACTCTTCTCTTACTTACGGCGCTCACTCAATCGACAAAAAACCGATTGGATGACCAGGCGCTCGATCTGGTTAGGAAAGCTTTGGAAGAATGACACCAGGCTGACACGCCGGGAATTTTTAATTTATCCAGTTGGAATAATTGTTATGGCAAAAATGATATCCCCGCACTTTTCATATAATGAAATGGTTTGCCGATGTGGCAATTGTGGCCGTGCCGATATGGACCCGGATTTTATGAAGCTGCTGGAAGAGATTCGGAAAGCATATGGAAATCCGATGCGGGTTCC